ACGGCCACAGCAACCAAGTTACCTAGATTGCCACCGATAGCCGCAAGAATAGCTTCAGAGCCTATAGGTGGGAAAGAACTGCAACCGTAGTTTTGAAAGCGCTCGATGTCATCAACAGATTCATCCGCGTGCATCTTAAGCTGTAAGTTTTGGCGCTGTAAATCTTCAACTACGCCAGACACCACAGCGCGAGTAATCGCACCTGTAATGCGGCGTTTAATAGGGGCAAGCAATCGTTCAATATAACGTTTAGTTACCATTGGCCACCGCCTAATGTTGTTTGTTTTTCAACTTCCGCAGGGATGTCAAACGCTTCTGGTTTCACCACACTGACCACAGCCAGACGACCTGAGTCATCTTCGCTAAACATGATCGAGGCAATCAGCATATCTTCATCCAAACCCACTATTTCATCTTGAACTGGCACTACCGTATTGAAGTTCCATAGTTTGCCCGTTTGCGGGATTCGCCACCCTGTCACCGTGTACTCAGCACCATTAGAGGTCGCAATGCTGCGTTGGCGTTCCCATTGGCCGCGCTTGGCTGCACCTTCCGCTGTGGTGATTTCTTCGTTGATAATAATCATTGGGCGATAGCGATTGATATCTGCATCTTTCACTTCGGCTTTGATACCGCCAACCGTTGACAGTGCGGAATCATCCCACGAGCCAAACGAAGCACCGACAGCCTTAACAGTAAAGCTACTAAAACGCTGACGCCAGCTGAAGCGACCACGCGCAGCTTTTACATTCTCACCAAGGATTAAAGACACACCTGCACGCTCTGTACTTCTACGCACGATCACAAGGTTGCCAAACGTGTCACTGGTTAGCAGTACACCACGCTGACGCGCTAGACGAGCCAACAATTCATGCGGTGTTTCACCTTGCTCGATTTGAATGCGAGGGAACGCCGCGCCCACGTCGGTATTCACGATCACTTTGATACCGAAAGGCTTGCACACCACGTTAGCAATCTGAGTTAACGTTTGGTTGTTGAACTGGCCTGAAGGGTAGTCAATCGAGCAATCCACTAGGTCAGCGGTCTTGTCTCGGCCACTCACCGATATCATCACCTGGTTTGCATCGTAGCTAGGCACCCAATCATCCACATAGCCCGTAATCACGCGCTCACCACCAATTTCAATTACACAAGGTTGGCCTTGCTGAATCGGCTCCATGAAGGCTTTGTATTTATCGTCAGAGCCTTGCCACTTCCAAGTCAGTTCTAAATCAAATGAACCAGACATCGCATTGATTGAGCGAGTCACGCTGACCTTAGTCCAGCCACCGTAAACATTACCGCCAGCTTTCAATACAATTTCATCTAACTGCGTTGTCATGAGCTAATCACCTCAATAGAATCTGAAGGCAAGATAAAAGACGGATTAGACAGGCCATTACGACGCACAATGCTCTGGCGCGTTTCAGTATCGCCGTTCTCTTGCCATGCAACCAAAGAAACAGGCACCGTACTGGTGGGCGTGTAAATACTTAACTGAGGCAGCAACTCGGCTCTTGCTCTGGTATCCGCCAACACCGCTTGACGCAGCACCCGAAACTGACGCCACACCGCAGAGTCACCAAGCTCAACGGCATTCGCAGAAAGCTCCGCTAACTCATTGGCAATGTCATACCCAATCTTCTTGTACTGCTCACCTGTTAATACGGCTTTACGGTCAGCACCAGAAAGGCTATTAATCGACTCAACGGTATCAATCAAATCAACACCGATATCCGCATCACCCATTGCTGAAGCCTTAGAAACCGTCGCGGAATTCATAATCAAACGCTTGTACGCATCAGCATTATTTAGCACGGCTTGTTGCTTCACAGGGTTAGCCACGCTAGGCACCGAACTTGCGAAGCCATCAGTACTATCGATGTTACGACTTAAACCACCAGTAACAGCCAGTTCAGCACGCATACCATCCCAACGGTTTTGCACGTTCTGGTAAACATCGAGGGCGCGAATAGGGTCAGTGACCACGCCTTTCACGTCTTCCAACAGGCCCATGGTTTCACGCGCTAACTCACCAGGGTAGGCCAAGAGGTTGCCAATGGAATCTTTGGTGCGCATAAGGCGATCTGTCCACTCACGCAGCTCACTGGGTAGTGATGGCAAACCACGAGTGAATTCATCCAAGTCATCTAAGAGCTGATCAACCATATCGCCCACACCTTCGGTGGCCGTTTCATCAAATTCTTTCTCAAAGGCATCATTAGCTGCATCTTGTGACTTGGTTGATTCACCTTGCACCTGGCTTGCGGTATCGCGCTTTGAGTTCGGGAATAGGTTTTCACCTTGCTCAAACACTTCAAAGCTAAACGTGGCTAAGCCGTCTGTTTTATTGACTAACTTAAAGCTGCCTTTACCAACCTGAACCTTACGAACGCCAAACCAAGGGTGAATCAGTTCACACGGCCCTGGTGTATTAATCGCTTCAATGATTTGTTGTAGTTTCTCAAAGTAGCCATCACCCACAGTGCGGCCATTAATCATTTCTTGCTGAAGCACTTTACCGTTATCTTCGGTATAGCCTTGTTCACGCTTAGGGTAAGCATGAGGGATAGCACGGCGACCAAAGTCACCACTTGCATCATCTAGGAAAAATTCAACACCACGAATAGAGGCGGTTAAACGATCTTCAAATGCCATTTAAAGCCCCTTTAATTTGTACCCGTATCTGGGTCGATTTGAATGGTTGGTGAAGAGGAAGTGGCGGTTACTTTTGGTCTGTCGCCTGATACATCAACTTTTACATTCACTTGCCCGCCAATAGGATAGTTAGATTGGCCATCAATCTGAGGATAATTACCAGTTAAATAAGAAGGAAGATTTTGATTTGATGGTTCATTCATATAAGCATTTACTTTTTCTTCAGTGATGGCTTTGTCTGAAGCCCCACCAAACAAGTCACCTACTGTGGTTGACTTGGCCCACTTTCCGAAATCTGTACCGCCAATCAGAGAATCAAGCACAGTATCAACAACAGGGTAAATGATTGTCGCTGCCGCAGCGCCTTTCAAAGCTGCGCCCGTTCTGCTTGGTTTCGTTGCACCTGAACCTTTGCCGCCATTTCCTTTTCCATCAGGAAGATCACCACCTAAACCACCCATGCCACCACCTGGCATATTTACAACAAACACAGGCATCGCGCCTAAGTCTTGAAAACCACCTTTACCGCCTGCATCGCCACCCTTACCTTTACCTAAGAACCTACCAGCAGCATTTACAACATCTAAACCTTTCTTGGCCACAACCAAGCCACCTACAGCCCATGCAGCTGCTTCTCCCCATTTCAACCAGTTTTGGATGGTTTCATCATCAATGCTATTGATAGTGTCAGCTAAATCTTGAATAGGCTCAGCAAGTCTTTGGTTAGCGAATTTCTGGAATGTATTATCTAAAGCAGTTAAAGAACTATTAAATGTAGCGGCGTTTTTTGCTGCGGCCTTTTGGGTATCACCCGCAACTCCAATATCTCCGGTCATTTTACGAATGAGATCTTTATTCATTATATCGTAGAGCGATGACAAGCCTTCAATTGCAGTTCCATCAAAAACATCACCTAATTTTACAGGATCGTTTTTTGCTGCATCTAAAATTTCAAGAAGTAGTTCAACAGGCTCCTTTATTTCCTTTGTGCCTTTTTTGAAAACATCAATTCCTCGCTGATCTAAGAATTCAATTTTCTTCTTATCTGAAAATGTTGAAAAAACAGCTTGGATAGAGGTTAGAGCTTCATTGGCGTTACCTTTGGTCTTAGCAAATAATTGAAGTAAAGCTCCCATTTGCTTTACAGCATCAGGGCCTTTACCTTGATAGGTAGAAAACAATTGAGCTGATACCTCAGCAAGCTCTTTTACGCTAACACTACCAATCGCAAATTGCCCATACAGGTCATCAATAGTCTTTCTAACCAACTCTGCATCACGAACACCTTTCTCCCTAAACTGCGAAAAAATTGCGGCTGTAGATTGCGCATCGACGCCAAAAGCTTGCATGAATAAGCCCATATTTTCTAAGTTTTCATTTAGAAACTCTAAATCACCAGACTTACCTAGCACGCCACCAACAGCAGTAGCTAAATCTGGGGCGCTAATGCGTATGTCTTTATTATTAGAAATATCTAGAACTGAAGCTTTTAAGTTATCGACCTGCTCTGCACTTAATTTTGCATCAGTACCAATACGAACCATCTGTGAATCAAATGCAGCCACATTACGCACGGTTGCCCCTGTCGCAAATGCAGTGGCCATACCTACATAGCGATTACCTAAAGCATCGATACCCCGACCAGCTGCGGCGGTCGAGGTTTTAACGAGTGTCATGGCTTTTTGATTTTTCTTGGCGAACTCACCCATCGAATTACCATACTGACGTGCCTTAGCCGCTAGGTTGCCAGCAAGGTTTAATACAATATCGGTTTCAAGTTTCTGTGCCATTGGATTGTTCTCTTAGTTTTCGATAGGTTTTGAGTAGTCGCCGCAAAGGCATGGCAGTGGTGACGCTTAACGGAATTCTTGAACACATCGCAAGTTGCAAGTTTTCACAGACTTCCGGTAGCGCCTTAAGATCGCCCCCTGTTTTCGAGCTCCTTGGTAATCAGCTCATCAAGCTCACTTGCTTTTTCTTGCAGCAGTTTAAAGTCGTCCTGGTGCAGCTTTCTTAACTCCTTGATAGAGATAGGCCCCTGAACACTGCCAATGTACTCAACCTGACGAACAAGAAGCTCAATGCCATAAAGCACATCAGAGGTGTACGCCATGGCCACGCCATCATTCACGATCACTTTCTCTGCCGCTAACTGCGCATCGATGTAATCACCAGAGCTTAACTCTCTTAGACCAACTTCATGGTGGACGGCTTCGCCCACCTTGAAACCATGATCCAATGCAAAGGTCATGATGGCCATTAGATTTTATCCGCAGGGTTGCCTTCGAACGTGCCCGTAATATCACCAGAGTCACTTAACTGGAAAGGGGCTTGTGGTGATGCCCCTGTAATCATGTAGTCAACACCGTTATCGCCTTCCCAAGTTAAAGTGGCGTCTGTCATGTTATTAATCTCGATGACATCCACATCTTCATCAGCAGCAATGACTACCGCTACAGTAGATGGCGTGAACTCTTTCGACTTACCCCAAATACGGTTTGGCCCAGCGTGAGAAACGTGAGTGAAACCACCTGGGTTCAAAGTAGAACCCTTCTTTGTTTTAAGCTGTTTGCTGTTAGCACGAACAACAACTTGACCAAGGATTTGTCCCATGGTGTGTACTCCCTATTAAAGTTTGAACTGCATTAGTGCGGCGAAGATACGGAACTGATTTACGATGTCTGGCTTGAACACACAGTTCAAACGGTTCTGATCACCTGTGTCTCGATACACTTCCAATGTCTCTTTGAAACCATCGAAGTCTTCCATCAACGCACTTGGCACCCAATCATTATTGGCAAGCTCTAACACGGCATTGCGCATAATCTTTGGTGTCACCACTGGCTGACCAGGGTCAAGGCGATCAAGTACATCGTCACCTGCCAACTTATGGCGAGGGAAGCGGTTAGTCACCATGGTTCGAAGTGAGTAACGTAAGTAACCCAATGTCGCTGGTGTTGTGATATCCAGGTAACTTGGGTCTGGGTCGCCATACACGTTCTCACGGTACATTGACACCTCACGCTCAATCGCAATTTCATTGCCTGGCGTAACGGAATAGGTCGCAATGCCATCGTGCAAAAGTAGGTTGCGTTCGGTCATGTCCCACTGAGCGGTTTTAGCCGGTGGCAGCAAACTGGTTAGCACTAACGTTTGAAGAGGGCGAGCAGGGTCAATACCAAGCGAATAAGACGCTCGGCCAGCATAAGCGGCAGCAAATTCCCAAGGCGAGTTTGGCGAACTGTTCGTACCCATACACGTAAACAAGAAGTCATTACGCGCAGAGCCAAACGCACCCGTCTCAGCAAAGGTGCCACGGAACGCAGTGTAAGCAATGCCTTCGATCATCTTGAGTGGGCCCCAACGATTAATCAGCTCGTCACGTAGGTCATTCATTGATTGGGTATCGTTAAACGGCATCACGATATGGTTGTACCATTCGTTCGGAATAGCCGCGATAACAGCGCTCATGTCTGGCGTTCCTGCACCGCCTGTCATGTCGGTAATCGCAACAGTCACACCACCAGGCAAAAACTCACCGTCGTAGTAGTTGTAACGGATATCGATATCGTCGCCCGTAATCCCAGTCCATTTACATGTCAGCTCTACAATATCTGTCTCAGCTGTTTTCAATGCAGCAGTAACAGGCAGGTTGGTATCAGCATTCACCTTAGCAATGATGGCCGTCGCAATAGAATCAGCATCGTCTGTGTCTTTCACCGTTACCTGCACGCTTTCGCCAGCAATTAGTAACGCGATCACACCTGCTTTAACCGTGGTTGCAGTAACGGCAATCTCACCCTTAGCCGCACTTGCCGCCAAGTCAGCCACACCCAATGCATACACATCTGTATATTCATTGGTTTTGCGGAACTTCTTAAGCGTACGAGAAAGCATTGAACCTTTACCATAAAGGTCGTCTATTTGGCTTTCACTTGTGGTAATACGATTCAGCGTAAGTGCATCAGCAGTGCCCGTTGCCAGCTGTTGGCCAAGGACTAATACTTTCTGAGCCAAAGCGGGTGTACCTGAATTCGCTTCACTGTTGTCGATCTCGATATAAACGAGTGGTACTCGAACATCGTTAGGAATAGAGCCCAATGCCATGATTATTCTCCTTCAGTTTTAGAGGTTGTAGCCTTGGCTTCTTTCGCCAGCGCTTTCTTTTGTTGCTCGATGGCATCGGCTTTTTCTTTTGCCAGCGCCGCCTTGGCTGCATCCCAATCTTTTTGAGGGACTAGCACCACGTCGCCATCATTAATTCTTCGAACCCAGTAGCCTGTGCGTTCGACTTCTTCACCAGCGGCGTTAACAAAACCACCTTCAGGTTTGCGCACGGGCACTTCGGATTTCTTGGGTCTAATGGGGATCAGATTCTTTTTTAACGACATGATTAAGTCCTATATTTGTGTCACGGTTTACTGAGGCAGCTTCACTTCACCATCAATGGTGGGCGCGCCATCTGCGATTTCACCTTTCAGACCAAAGGTA